TACGGTCAAGCGATGAGCGAAGCAATCACTTCTAGTGCTTCAGTAAGCACTGCTGTGAATGGTAAGAAGGCTTTTTACCAAATTAGTTCAATCGCTGTTGCTGGTGCAACTGGAACTGCAATCACAATCGGAACTACTGATATTCTCGGTATTCCAGTTCGTGTGACTGACGCAGGTTATATCGCTCGCGCGGGATACAACAATACCTTAGCTGAAGACGCGGGTACGTTTGTAGTTGCTGCAACTGCTACCGCGACTACTACCACTGGTGACGTCCGCGGGACTTATGTTCCTTCTGGCGCAACTGACGGTATCAAGCGTCTCGTCATGGGTATTTTATTACCTGCAATCGCAGTTGGACCAAACGCTATTCGTGTTGGTGCACTCGGTGTAACCCAAGCCTAATAGGAGAGCGAAATGGGACAATACAAACCAATGCATAAAATGAAAACAACCGAGCCATCTGTTGAGTTAAAACTCAAAAAAGGTGGTAAGGTTAAGATGCAGATGGGTGGGGCATTACCCGCTGCACCTGCTGCCATGCCTACACGTCGTCGTATGGCACGTCCAGCGATGGGAGCTATGGCTAGACCCATGATGCGCAAAAATGGTGGTGAAATGGAAACTCCATCTATGCATAAAGCTGAAATGAAAAAGATGGGCAAAGTTGAAAAGGAGCTCAAGCAGCATGAGAGCAAACCTGCTTCTAAAGCTCATCGCGGTCTAAAAAATGGTGGTGCACCAAAAGCTGGTCCAGATACTATGGGCGGTTTAGCTGGTGGATTGGAAGCAACTCGCGTCAATCCTAAGAAAACTACTGGCGGTGTTCGCAATAGCAACGCTGGTGGTTACAAAAATGGCGGTGCAGCTAAGTTTTTGAACAATATGTCTACTGCGAAACAGACCAAGTCTTTGAATACGAAAAGTGGTAGAGTTAAGAATGGTCCTCCTGCTGGATATAAAAATGGCGGTGCAGCAAAGTTCATTTCAAACATGAGCAGCGGTGATCATCCTAAACAGGCTCCAAAGAAAACTGGTCAGATTAAACAGCAACCAGCTGGTTACAAAGATGGTGGTCATGCAGCTATGTCTTGTAAGGCTGAAGGTGGCTTTACAAAAATGAAGAAAATGGCTAATTGCTAAATTGGTTGGGGGCTTCGGCTCCCACCTTTTTTAAGGATAAATTATGAGTACATTAACAAATGTATTTTCAGCGCATAGGGACACTACTGGCGTAATTTACGCTGGCGCAACAAACCTTGCTGGGTATCAACTGCTGACAGGCGGAACGGCTGGTGAAATTGTGTTTCGAGATGGTGGGGCAAGTGGCACTGTTCTTTTACGAGTAAATATTTCTGCAACGCCGACTAACCCATTTTCAACTTTAATTCCTGGCAATGGGATTCGTTTCAACACAAATATTCATGTGACATTACCTGCTTCAGCAGCAGTGACAATTTTTTGTGGATAAACCATGCCACTAATCAAATCAAAATCTGATAAGGCATTCAGCAAAAATATTTCTACGGAAATGAAAGCTGGAAAACCTCAAAAGCAAGCCGTGGCAATCGCTTACGCGACTAAGCGCGCAGCTATGAAAGATGGTGGTGGATTGTACGCTAATATTCACGCGAAACGTGAAAGAATTAAAGCAGGCTCTGGTGAGCGTATGCGGAAGCCAGGAGCTGAAGGTGCTCCAAGCAAACAAGATTTTATTAATTCAGCAAAAACCGCTAAGAAAAAAGAAGGCGGGTTATCATTGTCAGTAGGTCGAGGTGAGAAACTACCAACAAGTCAAGGTGCAGGACTCACCGCAAAAGGTAGAGCAAAGGCGAATAGAGCTACGGGAAGTAACTTAAAAGCGCCTGCCCCTAATCCTAAAACTGAGAAAGATCAAGGTAGAAAGAAATCATTCTGTGCTAGAATGTCGGGAGTAGTGAAACACGCAAAAGGCGATGCACCGAGAGCTAAAGCCTCGTTACGTCGCTGGAATTGCAAAGATGGCGGGAAAGTAAAAAATTATTAAAGGGTGGTAAATGAGCACGAGTGGCACAGTCGGGCAAACAGTCATCACTGTTCAAAATTTGATAGATAGCGGTGCTCGTCGCGCAGGTAAACTTGCCGAAGAGTTAACCGTAGAACAAATACAAGCGTCTAAACAGAGCTTGTATTACCTGCTTTCAAACCTCGCTAACCGAGGCATTCAATATTGGTGTATCAATAAAGTCATCGTTGGATTGATCCCCGAGCAGACTTTCTATTACCTTCCCGTAGGTACTGTTGACGTTCTCAATGCTAACTATAGAACCCTAACAAATATTTCAACTGGAGCGTATAGTTCTTCAGGTAATACAGCTGCAGCATTTGACGGTATCGGTGATAGCATCTGCCAGCTAACTAATAACACAGGTAATATTGGTATCAACACAGGCTCTGGAAACCCTGTTTTCATTACTACTGTGGGTATTCTGCCAGCAGTATCAGGCTCTGTAACTATACAGATTCAATATTCTACCGACAACTCTACTTGGGTTACTCTTGAAAATCCTGGAGCGACAACTTGGACAGCTAACCAGTGGATTTATTATGATTTATATGATTCTACGACTCAACCATACTGGAGAATACTTCAAACCGCAGGTGTAAATATGGGGTTCTATCAGGTTGTATTCGGGACTTCACCTCTGTCAATCAATATGGCACGTATGAATCGTGATGACTACTCAAGTCTGCCGAATCGTAGTTTTCAGGCTCTTCGCCCACTGCAATATTGGTTCAACAGAACGATTCCACAGCCAAATATGGAACTTTGGCCAGTGCCTAACAGCATCCAACCTCAGCTCGAGCTCTGGTTGCATCGTCAAATTGAAGACGTAGGCGCGTTGAATGGTGAGATTGAGATTCCTCAGCGGTGGTATTTAGCTGTTCAAAACATGTTAGCGCATCAAATGGCTATGGAGTTACCAAACATTGAGCCTGCTAGAATCGCGTACTGCGAACAGCAAGCTGAGAAATACTGGAGTCAAGCTGAGCAAGAAGAGCGAGACAAGTCACCAATCTATTTTGCACCTAACATAAGTTACTATACAAGATGAGCGTCTGGTTAGATACAATGGGTGAAACAGTTCTGAGCATCGCGATATGCGACCGATGCAAGATGAAACGCGCCTATTCTGAAATCAGACCTGATGGTAATATTCCTGGAATCCGTGTTTGTGGTCAAGGTTGTTCGGATCAATTTGACCCTTATCGTTTACCAGCTAGGCAATCTGAAAAGATTTCGATTCGCTTCCCGCGCCCAGACGCTGACGTGGCTGAGCAACAAGACGCACTTACGACTGATCCTAATATCGTCAACGATCCGAACGTATTTGATTTAACACCTACTGCGGGTGAATTTGGTATCGCGCCTGAAACTTCTCAGGACGATATTGATGGTAACCTCGACAATTTGAGTCCATAACATGTCTAATATACGAATCTCTCAGCTTCCTACCGCTCCATCAGCTATTACAGGCGCTGAGCTTGTTCCTATCGTACAGAATGGTCAGACTGTTCAAACTACCATTACTAACATCACTAACAGCCCTGTTCAAACACAAACATTCTTAACTGTTGGTGCTCAAGCGTCATTGCCTAACTCTCGTTATATTGGTGGGGGTTTAGGTATCGGCACTTCTGATGGCGGTGCTCAAGGGGTATATAGCCTTTTCCTGAACGGAACGTCTGCAAGCCTAGAAAACGCGTCCACAGGGATCATTGTCAAGTCAGCCGTGAATACGGTAGTGAATCGCTCAATCGCAGTTGGAACGGCTGGTTTAAGCGTTTCAGACGGATCAGGTGTTAGCGGTAATCCAACCCTTTCTTTGACTGGATTAGCTCTATCGGCAGCTACTCTCTCAGGCAATGGCATGGTAAGCTTAGTCGGCGGGTCATATTTTCAAAATGTTACACTGACAGGAACTGCTGATCAAATATCTGTAACTAACGGAAATGGTGGTAGTAACCCCACTTTTTCTATTGCAAATAACCCAGTTATTCCTGGTTCAGCATCGTTATCAATACCTGCAGGAAGCACAGCTAGTCGCCCAGCGATTTCTTCAAATGGAATGATTCGCTATAACACAGACACAGCTTTGTTTGAAGGGTATGTGAATGGCGTATGGACTGCA